ACTGGGTCTTGTGGAGTGCTTGTGACTGATACTGTTGTTCCTACATTTACATCACCAGTAATCGTAATATTAGAAGAACCTAATGATACTGGAAATGGATTGGAAAAACTTACTGCTGTATTTCCTGCACCAGTAAAAACTACTGATTGTGATGGTTGGGGAAGTGGATTATAAGACATATTAGATTAAGAACCAATTTGAACCGTTATAAAAATATGTTAGTGATTGATGATTGATAGACATAATCACAGAAGTATTGTTTTCAACACTTGTTCCAGCACCTGTTTGCACTGTGATATTGTATGTAGCAATCTTATTTCCTTCGTCTTTTACGATAAGTTTTTTACCAGTAATTGGAGATGTTGGTAATCTAATTTCCACAGGAACATTTGCATTTACTCCAATATAATCATCAGTATTTGTTGCTTGATAATATGTGGTAATACCAGTAACAGATACTATTGTTATGGTTTCTGAGTCACTTGGGTCAGTAAATTCTGCTCTATTTGTTGTAGAGTTCCACTGCAAATACTTTCCATCATAAGCACCAGAATTTGTTGCAATACCTACAACATCATCCAAATATCTTAATTTAGTTTCTCCACCCCCACCTAATGTGGAGAGTTGTTGTTGAATACGAGAAAGGAAAGTGCTGTAATGTTTTTGTAAATCATCAAGTGTTGCGAACTTTTGGTCTAATGGAGTTAATGGGTCTTGCTGAATTTTAGCATCTGATGGTTCGGCAAGAAGTCCTAATGATTTTTCAATCAGTTTTTCTTCAGGTTTTTCTTTGTGGTCTTGAAGAACCTCAAGAACTTCATCTAAAGATTCTTCAATTACATCTTCAATAATTTGTTCCTGTTCTTTAGGTGTTTCAGAATACAACCATTTTTCAAATGCCTTAACTGTTTTTTCTTCTTGTACCTTTTTCTTTTTAGTTTCTTTCTTTAGATTAGCAACTTCCTCAAAAACAGAATCTAAAGTAATTTCACCTATAATAGATTCTTGTTCTTTTTGCTCTTCTACTTTCTTTTCTTTTTCTTTTTTCTTAAGTGTAGCAAATTCATTAAAAAGTGAATCCAATCCCAAGTCTCCGACTACAGAATCAAATTCTTCTTTTTTCTTTTTTTTATCTTCTGCTAATAATTTAAAAAAATCATTCAAGTCTTGAGACATACTAACAATTCCACTTTCTTAATGATTTATTGATTCTTGAATTTGGATCATTTGCAGTTTTTGCTGATGTAAGTTTCTTTTTCATTCCACTCATACGGGAACAAAATGACTTTCTGCGATTTGCCGATTTTGATCCTTTTTTTAATTTGGATGGTTTTGTTGTAACCGCAAGTGAGAGGTTTGATCCAGGATTCTCTTTACGGTAAGAAGCGATTCCTTTTTTGTTTAGACCACCCTCAGGATTCTTTCCCTCTTTTCTTTGCCAAGCAGCGGATGCTTCAATCATAAAAGATTCAAGAGTTTTTACTTTTGTTGGATGAATCTCAGAAGCTGATTTTAGGATTTTTACTTTCAATGCAGGTGTTAATCCAGGTGCTTTTGCAGCATTAACTCTTCTATTAAATTTTTCCTGTGCTGTATCAGTATCTGATACTTGCTCTTCAATATAAGATCCTTCAGATTCGTAATGTGCTAATTGAACCTTTGGTCTTTTTGGTGCAGGAACATATGGATTTCTTGGATCCTCTTTTGGTGCCTTATATGGTTCATATGGAGATCCACCTTCTCCCTTTGCCAAAGGTAATTGTGGTTCTTTACCTTTTATGATTCTAATCTTCACATCATCCGGTTTTTCTTTTGGGAGAGATGGATTCTTCCATGGAGATTTTCCTCCAGGAATAGTTGGACTAATTCCTTCTCTAACAAGACGATCTGCTTTAATAATATCAATAATTCTGAGGAATGTATTGCCATTTGCATCTTCGATAGTAATATCCTCATTTACTTTACTTTCTCTACTATCAACATAATCAGCTGCAGTATCAATATAATCTGCGGCCTTAGTAATCTTTGACTGAACCCATGCTTCAATATTACCTTCTCCTTTCATCTTTTTCTTTAATCTCTTTGTAGCATTCGCAATTGTGTTCAGTTCAGAACGCGCCATTGAATACTCATGATCCTTTTCTTCTGGCATATTTCCAGGATGTGGAGTATTTGGTGTATACTTCTTCAAAGTAATGGGCATTGAGAACATATCCCAATACTTTTGACCGTATTTACATTCATTACGAGTCTCATTTTTTGCACATTTTGGACAATATCTTACACCCGATTCTTCTTTTACTGGCACACAATTTGGAACCATTTTCTTACCTTTCTTCTTTATACCTTCTTGCTTATAACCATCCCAACAATCTTCAGATTTTGTTCCCCAATTATCAGCACCAACTTTGCGACATTTGACAAGTGCTCCAGAAGCATATGCACTTGGCCAAACACTATATCTTGACTTTACTTTAGTATAACAAGCATCTTTTGTGCCACTTCCTTTACCTGGTTTATCTTTTACTTCTTGGAGATCCATTTCTTCCGTCCTTACATTTGTTGGTTTTGCAGCACCAGATTTTTCTTGTTGTCCAGGATCTGCTGCCTTTTTTCTATTTGATGCGGATAATCTTTCTGCTTTAGTCATATTTGCTCTTTTCTCAGAAGATACGCACTTTGGAACTCCTTCTCCAGGTTCATCACTTGCACAAGTTCCACCAGTTACAACATTTACCCAACCGGGTTTTTTATCTTTTGATTCAGATTTACCATACCAATCAAGAAGACCTTCATCCATGCGATGTTTCCTTGCAATCTGTTCAACTGTTCTATGAGATTTCAGTCGCATTTATATACTTAATGTTTATCTTTATTATTTAGAAAACCTTGTTTGAGTAACTTTTGCAATTCTGAAGTTGATCCAACAAATACTGCATTATTGGTCACATTATTGGTAGTTTTAGCATTATCATCTTCAATTCCTCTCATTTTCTTTTGAAGATCAATTAATTTATCTGCAGTATCGCCAACACTTTTTAAAATTTGACCAGCAACCTCATATGCTCTTGGACTGGCAGTTTCTGCTGCCAGTTCCATAATTCCATTTAAAGTTTCTTGCCCCTTTTCAATAAGTGAGTACAATTGTGCTCTACTGTACTCATAATCCTTTTGAACATCATCAGGTGTTGTTTTTATTACTTTAATATCTGTTGTTTTCGATTCAACTTCGACAATATTACTTTCAGTATTCAGTGCTTTATCAATAGACTCAAAATCATTTACCATATTAATTGACCATTAAATATCTGTTTGTTGATTTGGACTATAAGACTTGGAATCGTTAAAGAACTCCCAATTTTCATTGAATCCAAAATCATCATCTGGACCTGCATCAATAGGGTCTGGAACAACAGTATATCTCATTTCTCTCTTCGCATTTACTGTATCTGTACTGGTATATGTATCAACTTGTACCTTACGAATAAGTCCATCTGTAGTATTGGAAATAGGTCCAAATAGATATGTTTTTGCAGTGAAATTTAAAGTGTAAATTAAAGACCTTCTTTCTGAAAAATCTCCCTCATAATCATCTTTAAATGAGATATCATCCAAATTTAGGGGAATGTCTCTTTTTTCTCCGATTGAATCTACAAGATCTACTGTCAATGTAAATGCTGGTTGAAAATATGGCAAAATTTGTTCTATAATTTGCAATGCATCATCATTCAATTTACACATAATACTAAGTTGAAATCCAATGTTGTATGGAACAGGCATATAGACTTTTTTTAAATTTTGCCCATCAGATGCTTTAAATGATTGAGTTACACTTGCCTTCCTTGAAGAATCATATCTTATAGAAGTCATCTCAAATGACATTCTTGGTAAAGTAATTTGTACCGGTTTGTTTAAATCTGCTTGTTGAGTTAAACGCGCAAGAAATTTTTGTGTTGGACCATATGCCAATGGTACTCTTAGTTCACTATAAGTATTATCATTAGCATCTTGGTGCTTAATATAAATTTGATTAAAAACCGTACCGAAAGCAATAATTGTCTTTCGTATAATCTGATGATAATAGTAAGTTCCTAACATTAATAGTTACCGAATGGATTTGATTCTGAAAAATCTACAATGAGATCTGCCTCATTTTCAATTTCATCATTTTGTTCATATTTATCTGCAGATTGACTTTTAGAAGTATTTTTAAGTGTATATCTTGCTGACGATGCAGATCCAACGATTGCTTCTCCAGCAATAAATGCTCCATCAATAACTCCAACTTCAAGAACAGAAGAATTTTTATACCAGGATTTAACTCTTGCTGTAGTGCCAGAAATAGATCCAGTTACAATCTCATTGAATGCATATGTACCAATTCCAGTTACCAATGGTGGTGGTGCTATAGTAACAGTGGGCACATTAGAATATCCTTTTCCTGCGTCTTCAATAAGAATTTGTGATATATTTCCAGAATTTCCAACAATTGCTCTAACTCTGGCGGTTATAATACCAACACCTGTAAAAGTAACAATAGGGGAATTTACATAACCAGAACCAACAGTGGCAATTCCCACAGAGGTTAACCCGTAAGGAGATGTGACTAATTCGGATACAGCTTCTGCTCCAGATCCAATACCAGTAATTATAACTGAAGGTGCGATAGTATACCCAAATCCAGCATTTGATAATAATATTTCTTTAATTGAACAAACACCCCCTTTACAAGTCGTAATTGCGATTGCATCAGCAGTTTGACCACCAGCTGGTGCTGGTGTAAATGAAATGATTGGAGTTTGTGTGTATCCATAACCATCATTATTTAAAATAATTCTTCTGACATATCCAGATGAAATTCCAACACTATCTACAGTTGCTGTTTGATTACTTACAAATAATTGAAGTGATGTAATATACCCCTGATTCTGTAAAGTTCCATCTATTTCTTCCACAACAGAATTTACATCACTAAATCCTCCTATTTCATCTTCATATTCGAAGAGCTCACATCTTAATTCATAAACATATGTTTTTCCCAATTGATAGAATGGTTGCTCATGTTCTACAAATTTAACTTCAAATAATCTTTTACCCAATGGAAAATATATAATATCTCCTTCTCTTGGTCTTGTAGATAATATAATTTCATCATTATCCATACTATCTAAAAATGGTGCTATAAAATCTTCAAATCTTTCTCTTGATATAATAATTGTCAGTTCATCTTTCAGACTCATTCCAAATTTAGTTAAAATATCTCCAGATCCTGCATATCCATCGTAATTACTTACATATGCTTCTAAAGCAAAGTTATCATCAAACCTTGAAGCAGTAACTTCTCTTATGATAGTTTCTTGCCTTACAAATTTTCTAGGGATGTATAATACTTCGACACCATAAATCTTCAGTTGCTCGTTAATCAATTCTTGAACGAGTCTTTGTTCTCCTGGAGATCCTTGTAGGAAAAAGGGATTGAGTGCCATTATCCAATAAAATCGTAGGGTGGAAGTTCGTAATCCATTGACATTCTTTCTGATATTGCTGATATCTCTCTTTCTGCATCATCATATATTTCTCTACCATTTAATTCAATTCCACCTGGTAATTTAACACCTCTAAATTTAATGAGATTTTGTCCCCATTGCCTTTTAATTAATGCTGTAAGATATTTTTTAAGAAAGCTGTCGTTATAAACTTTAGTAAAATCATTTGGGTCTAATATTCTATAGCAGTCAATCACAAAAAATGTATCTGCCTTCTGTGCTCCCCAATCAATGTCCAAATACATTCTATTTTGTCTTTTATTAAATCGGATCTGCTTATCAGTTTTTAATAGGAAATCAATATCCTCCAAATATGACTTAACCATAGCATATTGGAGAAGTTCAACGGAATTGAAATAATAAAGATCATTTAAAAATAACTGATATTTAATACTAAACATCCCTCCAGAAATGTCGCTAGTATCAAACTTATACACTTTTTCAATTCCAATTACTGAATCTGGAATTTGAATAAAATTAGAGGTCTCATAAAAATTGAAAGTAGTAGTACCAATACCACTAATATTTGCAGATCCTGTAGTGGTTACAATTCCAACTCCATTTGTCCCCTTACCCTGACCTCTATTCAAATCTTGTTGTGTTATTTTATATTTCAAATACATTCTCTCAACACCATCAAAGTGCCTCTCATGGAAGTACTGGAGGGCGTCATCAACTAGATCATCTATTTGATCCTCATCTACATTAATTTCCAATACAGGAGCACCTAGGCGTCTTAGACAATAATCTATCAGTTCTTGTCTAGTATTTGGTTTTGCCATTAGTAAGATCCTCCATCTATTGAAGTTAAATTTCCGATAATATTACCATTGAAGTATACATTACCACTAAAAGATGATATACCACTTACATAAAGTTGAGTGACAGATGCAATACCACCAGTTACCGATTGTGAAGAAACTGATAACCCGGATACATCTGCATAAGATGCTGAACCTGCAGTATTTGCATAATCTGCTATATCTGCAAATGTGGCAGCACCACCAACAACGGCAGTATTGGATGCCAATACTTTTATGGCATCTTGCTGACCTACATTTACATGCAAATCTGGTTGTCCAACTCTTACTCTTATATCTGCCATTATCTAGTTACTCCTTCCCTTACCAAAACCATCCCTTCAATAACTCTAGATGTAGTGCCATCAGAAGAATTATATGCGTTAATATCATAAATGTATCTTCCTGGTTTTATATTTGTTGTGGTTGTACTAGTCAATCCAATTCGTATAGTGCCTTGAGATGCATTTAGTATGGTGGAAGTAAACGCAATTGAAGATGAACTAGCAGAATGCTTTCTCATCTGAGATGCAATAGTGTAAGTAGACAAATTCAAAACTGAATTTGTAGAGATACTTTCTAAGGTAAAAACTTGGCTAAAATCTGCTCCAGCATTAATAACTAGATTACTAACATATACTGCAGCCATTTATACAATACCAGATCTCTTTTTTATTTATATTATGTGTTAATATTCAAACTCAATAAGCATTCTTGTTGAGCAAAATAAAGTTTGACATAAGATTTAGAAATATTTTTTAAAACTTCAACATCTTCACAATTTTCTATTTCTCTTGAAATTTTTTCATATTCAAAAAGTTTTGATATTGAACTGAGTTCTATCTTAGATGGATCCATTTTTTTCAAGTAATTGTTTCAGTAAAGATTTTATCTCATTTATATCACTTTTTATGTTATCAATTTCTCTTTTTTGAGAATCTCTAGCATTTAATGAGTTAACATACTGATTATATGCAACAGAGTCGCAGTTTATAATTGCCCCAGATCCTTCATCTCTATAAAGATTTGGATGTCCTTCTACTCTTATCATCTTACTGCAATTGCTCTAAGTTCTTTAATTCTTACTGGATATGCTTGATTTGTTCCTGACATTACAATTTTAATTGCGTAACCAGTAAATAAATCTAGATTATCTGCAGTAAATTGATATTCTAAAAATTCATTATTTAAACTTGGTCTAACAAATAGATCTGACAATCCATCATTTTTTGATGCATCTACCACAGAGTATTCATTCGTATCAGTATATTTTAAATTATTATATCCTGGGAATAATTCAAATGCCTGAGGAACTTCGCTAGAATCAGCTCTAACTAAACTATACAGAACTCTAAAATCCGAAGAAGAATGTCTATATGCTGATAAAATAACTTTTAATGATGATGCAGGTTGAGTTAGTGATACGAGTCTTGAAACATATGAAGATGCATGAGGATCATTTAATATTGAATTGACTCTAGAATCTGTCACATAATCCAATATTGGACTATCTAAACGATTATTTCTAAACTCAGTAGATGAATCCCTCAAATATATTACTGGAGATAGATATTTGAGTGAACTATTTAAAGTTATTCCTGTAGTAAATGATTTATTTCTAGGTAAATTTCCTAGATATGCAGTCTCATTTTCTTTGGAGCATACCAATCTTACAGATTCTAAAACATTCAATGTATTCAATTGAACTGGTTCAAATCCATTATCGAGGAATGAAGTTTCATTTCCACTAGCACTAGTACCGGTAGTAGTTCTAATTTTTGCAGTAACATTTGTATTTGCTGGAGTAATAACATCATAAACTGGTACTAGTGAAGTATAAGATATATTTGATGATGCATATACGTTGGATCCACCTACAGTTGATTCATTTGTGAATGATAATTCTGGTAATCCTGATGCATCTGCCGTTCTATTAGTACCATTTGTTGATCTATCAATTTCAATATAATAGTTATCGATTCCAATTCCCGAATCGCTAATATCATGAGTTGTATTAATTCTTCTTAAAGAAACCCCATTCATTTCATACTTATATACAATACTATTAATTTCATAATCCAATGGTTTAGTTAAATCAATTCCTCTAACTACGCCAATTAAAGTTCCATTACCAACATCATTATATGAAATAATTTCATTTTCAATCTTTATATATCCTAAGTTATTTCCACTAACTCTAACTCCTTCAAAAGTATTGAAGTTTGAAGTATTTGCCACACTGACAATGGAAACATCTGTACTTAATAGTTGTGTTGAAAGTGTTGTTGCTGGAACACTTGATTCTGCGTCACTAATGATTAATTTATTTACATTTGAGTACATTCCATGATCGAAATGATCAACTTTAATATAATTTCCAGAATTTTGATTTCCAGATTCTGTAAAACTTCTAATTGTAGTGCTTGCAAGAGAGACAATTGTTCCAGCATCATTATAATAACTTAGTCCAGCACCAACATTAAATGTTTTTCCTTGAACACCAGAGAGATATAAAGTATCTCTACTTTCACCATTTCCAGTAATAGTAATATTTGCTCCAATACCAGTATTGGAAACTACTGTGGATGTTACGATACCAACAACATCACCAACATCATAACCATTACCTCTATTTACAATTGTTGGGGTTCCAGTAATGACACCATTATTTGCAGTAATGTTCAATTTAAGACCAGAACCTTTTCCAATAATATTAAAGGTGTCTACCTCTGTATCAGTAACATAATTACTTCCACCAGTTGTAAGTCCTACTGTTGAAACCGAACTTCCATAACCAATAATATATCCATAAGTACCAGATACTGAACCTGCAATTTTTCTACCTTTTGTTAATATTGATGTAAGAGTAGTTGTTGTAGTAATACCAAGAGTTGCAGTTTTTGCTAAAGTTGTTAATGGATTATTGATTAATCTTTCAACATATCCATTACTCTTATCCAATGTTGGATTATAGAAAAATGCGGTTCCTGTAGGTGATGTAAACTCTGCTTTGTAAAGTTTAAATTTAAGATCCTGATACTGATTCGCTGTCCATATTGATCCATTCTGAGATTTAAACAAACTTCCCATAGAGAATTGCTTACTATATTTTACGCTGGAAGCATCTGGCAAGGACTTAGTATTTACAGTCTTCTCATTCATTGTTGCACACCATAATTCATATTGATCACTTGTTTCTGAAATAATTACTACCGCATATTCTCTTCCTGGTGCCAGATAAATTGGTTCAGGGAAAGTAACTTTGGTAGAAGTCTCGGCATCATCAGATATATTAACTTGATCTGGTCTCAATGTAACGTCTCTTCCAATTCTAATCCTTGTTGGAGTTCCTAACTCAACAGT